TGCCGCCGCTTTAGTAACGCGTACAAGGCTAAGAATTTTGCCCGCTTAGTGAATGGCACCGTAGAAAAAGCGCGGCGCTTATGATCGCAATCGCCTGCGGCCTTGTGATTGCCCTGTTAATTGCCGAGATATTAGATCTATAAACCCGCTTTAATTAACCCGCCCGGCCATGTGCCGGGTTTTTTATTGCCTATTTATTGGCGGGCGGCTGCTGCGCCTGGCAAACTGTAAAACAATTTAAAGCGCCCTAGGCGCTGCGATCGCCTGCGCTGCTGCCTATGTATTACCTCGGCCACAATCGCCCGCCCTGCGCCATTCTGGGCGCCCTGCCGCCGCCGCGCCTGCCTGCCCGCCCTGGCCTACGCGCGCGCCTGCGCGCCCATGCGCCCGCCCGCGTACGCGCGCGCCTGCGCGTATGACCCGCCCATTACCAGTTTGTTTTAATTCTTGCAGGCAAACGCTCCCGTTTTTTGCAGGCAAACGCTCTCTTATTTCACACGCACAAGCTGAGGCTGCGGATTTTCTTCTACTGCACGGCGAAGCTCTGATTTTTTAAAGGTTTCATAAACATCAGGCGCAGCAAAGATATGCTTTTTACTTGGGTAATCGTGGGACGCTAAACGACCACAATCAATCCAACCCGCCTCTTTAAGAGCGTGTAGTAATGCAGCCTGTGGCACCTTAACACCAGACGGGGCCAACCCTGCTAAGCGATCACACAGGCTATGAAATGGCGAACCAATCACACCTTTGACAAACTCACCTTTGCGCTCACGCAACATATCAACCAAATAAGACTCAGCCATACTCATGCCATGCTCAATTAAATTCTGTTTAAACTCAGTCGTTGCGGGTGCTGCGCTAGGATTAAATTTAGATACATCTCTAGCCATAAGCCATTTTGCTATGCAGGCAAACCCTCCCGATCTATACCAATCCCAAATCTTTTTAGCTTGATCACTATTCATTCTTGGTGCGGTAGACCACACACAGAACCAACGGCGATCTTGTGACGCCAGGCTAATAGGCACAGGGTCATTACTAAACGCCAAAACGAACAGGCGATTAGCCATGTGATAGGGATGCAGGCCCTTGCGATTAATAGGCAACATCTCAGGAGGCGCAGCAATAATTGGCTTTAGCTGATTCGCTAATTGTCTACGCGTTGCAGCGTCAGGCTCTTTTAATTCGTTGATGATCAAAATCTCGGACTCTAACTGATAACCCCATTGGCTATTGACTGAATTGTTATCCATGATGCCGCGATTCTTTAGATGGTCACCACAGACGGCCCAAATGAATGGCGCCCAAAATGTATCTTTACCGCTACCCTCATCGCCCGCGTGAAGGATTGCATGATTTACTTTGATCTTAGGGTGCTGCACCTTAAACGCCATCACATCAAGAATATGATCTAGCTCGGCTTGTTCAGGCACTAGCTCTTGGCAATGATTCATCCACAGAGAAATGTCGCCGTTGTTTGCACCGGATAGATCAGGTCTAGCGTCACGCCAGCGATTACCGAATAAATCACCATCACGCGTAACAATCACATCTTCACCAGCAGCATAAGTCACACCAACAAGCGCCTTAGCACCATTGGCTTGTCTGTTCTCATCAAAGCAGATTGATGCCTCTACCTTACGGCCAGTATGAATACTCTTGCAGGGGATATGACGGAACAATGCGTTGAACGTCTGGCGACTAACTTCGCGTCTATCTTGCATATCAAAATAGGATTCATCATCTTGGATATAAGCAAAGCGGTTGTACCAATCGGCCTTCTCAATACGACCAAGCTCTTTACGCTCTACTTCAGCAATCAATTCGGCTGCCGTATCTCTATAAACTTCATTTGGTGTCAATTTTGACAGGGCCGTATTCATCTTCTCTGCTAGTAACTCATCACGCAAGCCGTGATCAACTTCAGGGCCACCATTATCGGCTACCCAATCCAAAAACATTTGTGAACTAAAGTCCACGCAATGACCATGCAGACAGCAGAATGAACGATCAAGGGGCTTGTAGCGCCCTTCAATGTTGCCATCAGTATGCTCCGCGTTATTAGGACAGACGATGCCCATCCAACCCTCACCATTAACGCCAGACATGATTAGTCCTTGATCGTTAAGCCATGTAACAACTGAATCTTTGCCAGTATCAGCTAATCTTATGGCAACATTTGTAGCCGTATCAGCAACATCTGGCACAACATCAAGTGCAATGCAAATATCTTCTAAATTGTATTCAAGTTCAGGATTAAATTGTATCAATGTTGATACAAAGTTATTGCGCCCTGGCTTAAGATTAATTGATCCTGGCAGACGGAAATTCCGAACGGCATTAGTTGCGCCTGGATCTGTATAGCCTGCCTTGGCAATCGCTTTGATTGCTGCAGTAAAGTCACCCTTGGTTGGTTGTTCTTTAAATGCATAACCCCATTGATATGATCCTTCCGAAGTTTCCATAATCCATGTAGGTGCAAGAGGTGGTTCTTTGGACTTAGTGCCAATGTCATCTAACATCATTACAAGGACGTATTCGCAGTTGGCGGCAGACGCAGACATCTTGCCGTCGGCAAAGCGGTCAAGGATAAACGAGCCTGTATTGCCGTAGATTGCCCAATCTTTCTTGATCTTAGCAGTAGGCAAGAACGCAGGCCAAGTGCATTTAATTGTGCCATCAGCATGAGTTTGAAATTGCCCGTTGCCGTCTAATTGTGGCTTTTGTCTAACAATTAAAGCAGTTTCACCTTCGGGTGCTAATCCTGTGATATATTCTAAAAAGTTCATTTGTAATACCTTTCGTGAGGTTTGCCCCCTAGCCTAAAAACTAGGGGGTTTTTCTTTTTATTTGCCGTAACGCTGCATGGAATGGATTTCAACACCTAGGGGTATTCCCTTAGCCCAATTGGGTGGCGTACACATAACTTCTTCCATTCGTTTCATCATCATTTCGGGTTTATCTGTTTCTACAACAATTTCATCGTGGACGTGGAGAACAACATCATCCAACTGGCGTAAAGAATGACGCAATAGGTCATTAGCAACAGCTTGAGTAATATTTTCACACGCCAATCCTTTCCATAATCTAGCTCTAGGCCATTCTTTAGCATCCGCAGCAGGTTTCCATGCTGACTTAGCGTACGTTATTCCGTCCGCTTCTAATCTTGCAAATGGATAACAAAGAACGCGCCCCGAAGGTAGAGCATACCAAAGATGTAAGCCATCGAACATATAGGTAACCCTACCTGCGCTAAATTCATGCTTAGGATTCCGTATAGCCCTGGTATACGCTTCTTCTAGGTTTTGCCAATAAGGAACTGCCCAAGGGTTAGCTAATCTCCACCCTGCTACCATGCGCTTGGCTTGTGGTTCGGGCAAGAGAATACCATACGCCCTACCCATCGCAGCAAACGCGCCTATGCCACCTGCAAATCCACAGGCTAACTCTTGGACTTTGCCAATCTGTCTTTGGTCGCTAGTGACTTCTTCAACGCTGACATGGAAAGTTGCACTAGCGTTTACTTTGTAAACATCCTCACCCCGTGCAAAGAGCGATAACTTCTTGATCCCTGCGTCGCAGTTTGACAACCAAGGGTTAACACGGGCTTCGATACCTGACCAATCTGCAACAACAAGTGATCTATTTGCGCCGGGGATAAGCGCTGGTCTAAGCATCCCTTTGAGGACGTCGGTAACTCGTCGTCCAAAGGCAGGGACAATTGAGTGGCCTCTAACCATAGCTTGTCTAACGGCATCAGGATCCTGAGCGCACTTGCGGGTAAAGTTGTGGACTTGGGCGCCGTAGGACGAAGCGCGGCCCGTAGCGCTTCCACCTGCAAAAACAAATGCCCCACGAACTCGGTGATCTTCTTCATCTGCTAAATCCTTTAATCGGTTAAATTTCGCAACACTAGACGCCCATAGGTCGTCCGCACATTGGATAACATCTGCAACTTCCGTCGGTATTTGGTCGGGGTTTTCTTCAGCAAGAATAAGTAGGTTAGCTCGAACTGACTTGTCGATCGAATATTTCTTGTCGCCATCTTTATAGTTTTCCATGAGTTTTTTGGCATCGTCGCCAACACGGGCAAGTACCCATTCTTTCATGCGAGGTGAGCGCACCGATGATATTTCGCCTTGGGTTATCTCAGATACTAGGTTCTCGATTTCTGCAAGCTCGTGGCTCGCATAACGAATCGCCGATTCAGCTAATGGCTTATCTAGTAACACGCCGCGATCATTGATGCGCTCATTAACATGATAGTCGATAAGCTCATCTGCTGATAGTTGACGCATGGCTTGTGAGATAGCCCGCATGGTTCTGACATCTTGTAAGGCGTAATTACCCATTTCTGCCAGCAAGGTGGGGTCTGTATTAAATGTACCATCTGCCTTGGGAATACACAACAAACGTATTAATTGATTGCCCCGGTGGTCTTTACGCATACTGCTACTAGCAAAGCGTCCAACGTCCTCAAGTGAGCCTGGAGCGCAGTTAGCCCGTGCTTGTGCAGCCGTGCAATACCATTGCGTTAGTAGGGGTGTAGGTACTTTGTAATCTTGGCATAGAACAAACTCAGTAATGAGGCGATCAAAGCCTGCGTTGTGCGCTCTGATCTGACCATCGTTAAAGAAATGTTGTCCTACACGTTTAGGGAAAGGTTGGTCAGGCGTCCATAAAGCTACTTCTTCATCGTCAAAGGCATACGCCATGCAAATGATTTCGGTGCTTGGATCCTGAGCGTAGTTATAAGAGCCACGGGTGCGTAGATCGCATCGTGAGCGTGTTTCGTAATCAAGCCAAAGTATTGTCATGGTAGGGTGGGGCGGTATCCTTCTTAGTTCTGAAATCTCTGCGAGCCATAGAACTGAATAATGTCAACCGCCCCTATTAATTACCCGCGACGACGACGTGCTGGCGCAGCCGTTTCAGCTTCTACAGGCGCTTCAATTGCAGGCGCTTCTTCTGCTGGGGCTTCGCCATCCATACCAACCCATTCCAATACTTTGAAAACAGGGGTAAAGATACGACCATACGACTTGTGGGTGTAATGCTCTTTGCCAAGCTCAACAACTGGTACTGGCTTGTCTTGATCTTTTTCTACTTGCGTAGCGATTGCAACTGCTAAGGCTTGAACGCCTTTTTTACCGCCAACTGACGTTGTGGTGTAGCGTACTTCCATATCCTTATCAGCGCCATCAAGACACTTCATAGAAAAGCCTACTTGAGTTTCCCAACCTTTTTTAGCACCGGGAGGCGCTGCATCTAGTTCAGGCAATGGTTGGCTAACGCTTCCCATCTTCTCAGCCAACACTTCACCATCGCCCCAAGCAATATAACCGTGAACGAATGAGAAAGGATTAACTGCCCAAGTAGAGTCATCTTCGATCTCGGTCTGATCTGCACCGAAAACCCAATGACCTGTTTTGTCCATCTTGATGATAACGGTACCTGCACCGCCAACATCAGTTTCGATAGTACGCAACGCTGTTGCTAATGACTTTACTGAAGGTAAGTTTGCACCGGAAAATGTTGTGATATTCGACATAATTTGATTCCTTATTGAAGTTTAGAAAGGGCTGCGGTCAATTGCTGCCCGATTTGTAAAACCGCTGGTCTTGGATCAGAATCCTCAACCATCGTACTGCCACTACTTACTGCTACTACTTGATTGGCAGGCAATTGCTTGCCGTGCTTTTTCAATACTTTTTCTGCTTGAGCAGGAGATATTACTTTACTTACAAGCAATTCATCTTCGGGTAAACCCTCGTTCATCATAGCTACCAAAGCTTGATCTTCGTCAACCCATTGGCGTGTAGCACGTTTAGCTACTAACTTGTAGCCAGGAATAGGCTTACCTACTTCTAAGACTTGATGCGCTAAAGCGCGTAAGTCTGTGATCCATTGTTCTAGGGTATCAGCTTTCTTAAGATAGTCAGCAATTTGCGCTACATTAAGAATGTCAATCTGGGCGTGTAGGGTACGTTCTACTGCGCCTGTCATCATAGGACAAGTAGGCTTGGCAGCGCACCAACGGCAATGATCACCTACTTTAAGGGGTGCGTCAGGCATAGAACTAATCTTGACTGCGGTTGCTAACTCTTGTTCAAACGCTTTGATACGTTTAGCTGTTGTAACCCAACGCTTTACACTTGGTGGTTGGACAATGATGCACTCAATTTCGTCACAATCATCAAATACCCATTGGACTTCAGGGGTTCGCATAGCTGCGGCTGCGTAAAACATAAGTTGATCGTTTTCTTCGGCGTCAACTGCAACTCCTGAACCAAACTTCCAGTCAAGGATGAAAGCTCGTCTACCAATACGGCCAAGCAGATCGGTGCTACCAAACACATCAGGAAGAAAATCACCGAAGCCAACACGGGTTTCTGTTGCATATTCCATTTCCTTATTAGGGTCAATTTCATCTAAAGCGCGTAAGGCGGGATAAACCTTCTCATTGATAAGTTCATCGGTTAATTTAACATCGCCATACTTCATGCCAATACAGGACTCAGGCGTATGACCTGTTGAAAGAATAATGTCCATGACGTTATGAAGTAGGGTGCCTTCGTCAGCGTATTTGCTAGATGGCTTTGCTGGCATCTTGGCGCATAGGGCTACTGAACCAGGACAAGCAATAACCCGTTTGGCTGTAGAGCCACCAACAACACGGGAATGTAAGACAGGTGCGTTCATTTTGTTTCCTTTACTTTAGTTAAGTGAGATTAAACTTTACCACAGAATTTATTTGTGTGCTAAACTTTTTTACATGGAAAAGAAAACTAAACCTGAAAGAGAAGCAGAGATTGAGAAATACTTTGTTTGGGCGGTTGCCTCAATTGGTGGCAAGACTTATAAGTTCAAGTCTGTTACTCAGCGCGGCGTGGCTGATCGTATAGCTTGTTTGCCCAATGGACAGACTTGGTTTGTTGAGATCAAGCGCCCTAAAGGCGGTTACCTATCGCCTATGCAAGATGTATTTGCGGAAGAAATGAAGTTGTTGCGCCAAAACTACGCTTGTTTATGGACAAAAGAAGATGTTATGGAATGGTTAAGTAAATTATGAAGCTAAGAGATTACCAAGAAAAAGCAGCCGACTTCTTGTACGAGAACGACCGCGCCATGATCCTTGCTCCAGTTGGCGCAGGAAAGACAGCGTTAACGTTAACTGCCATGCAATCTATGACTGTTAACAAATATGTTAAGCGTTGGTTAGTTCTTGCCCCTAAGCGTGTTTGTACTGACGTGTGGCCTGTAGAACAACTTAAATGGGCTACAGGGTTAACCCTAAGTATTGCAGTAGGTACACCTGCCGAGCGTCTTAAAGCGCTGCGTAGTAAAGCTAATGTTGTGGTCGTCAACTATGACAACATCCAATGGTTATCTGAGCAATTTTTAGACTTTGATGGAATTGTGTTTGATGAACTAACCAAGCTTAAGAACCCATCAGGCAAGCGCTTTAAATCATTGGCTAAGGTAGTTGATAACATTAAGACCCGTTGGGGTTTAACTGGTAGCTTTACTAGCAATGGTTTAGAAGATGTCTTTGGTCAATGCAAGATAATTGATCAAAATCTATTAGGACGTGCCAAAGGCGCATTTATGCAACAGTATTTTGTTTTAGTTAATAAAGACTTTGGCGAATGGGAACCACGCGTAGGCTCATTAGCTCAGGTCATGGCTCGGATTAAGCCTGCAACATTTTTGTTAGACGCTGGCGAATACGCTGACAAGTTGCCGCCATGCCATGTGGTTGAAATGAAATGTGATTTAGTTGACCGCGCCCCATACGAGAAAATGAAGAAGGATTTTGTTATTGAGTTTAAAGACGTGCAAATTACCGCCGTCAACGCAGGTGTAGTTACAGGCAAATTGCAACAGATGGCAGGCGGTTGGGTCTATGAAACAGTTACAACAGCCTCAGACACACCTGGTCGCATGAATGTGAGCAAGACGCCTATATGGTTTAGTCATCACAAATTTGATATGTTGGATGAATTAATTGAGGAAAACCAACACGCCAATACCATCATTGTTTACAACTACATTGAAGAATTGGCTGAACTTAAGCGTCGGTATCCTAACGCACAAACAATCAATGACCCCAAGGCTATTGAGCGTTGGAATGATGGCAAGACTGAGTTGCTATTGATTCATCCTAAGTCAGCCGGGCATGGTCTTAATCTTCAGCATGGCGGTAGCAAGATGGTTTTTGTATCTTTGCCTTGGAGCCTTGAGTTGTACGAGCAGACAGTAGGCCGCCTGCACCGCAGCGGTCAGAAGCATGATGTATGGGTTTACCTTTTGCTTACCAATAAAACTATTGACGAGCGTATTTGGGCTGCATTAAATGATAAACGCGCAATATCTGACATTGCATTGGAGGAATTGAAATGAGAGATGAATGGAACGCTGGCTACGAAAAAGGTCGGGATGACTACTGTTGCAACGGCGATTGCAACCAGGGTAGGACTTGCCCGTTACGCACAAAGACACTAACAGATGAGGAAATAGGCGAACTGATTGGTCAATACAGCCATTACGAAAATTGGGAAGGTTTTGCTAGAGCAATATTAAGAAAGGCGCAAGAGAAATGAGTGCAAATGAACTAGCTGGTTTGATGGAACTAGCACCTACTTATATTCAGTATCGTAAAGAAGCAGCCGCCATGCTACGCAAACAAGCAGAAGAAATAGAGTATTGGAAATCTGCTTTTGAACGGGCTATGACTTTGAACGACCAAGTTAAATATTTAGAAGCGCAGGTGTACGGGGGAACAACAAAATGAAATTAATTGAAGAAGCATTAAAACTAGCTAACGATATTGACGAATACGCACCAAATACTAATATTGCCACCATTATTCGAGAACTTGTACAAGTTATCGTACAACAAGAGAAAGTTATAAATGAAACGATTACAGCTTCTAAAAGCAAAACTAAAAGCAGCAAAAGCTGAAAGCATTATCCGGCATAGGACTTACAACGCCGCAGAACGTGCGGTTATTAAGTTAGGGAAAACCATTACTGAATTAGAAAGGAGAATTGACCATGAGCAAACTAAGTTGGCGTCAACTAAATGATGTTCTTTGTAACATGAACGAAGCCGATATTTGGTCAATGTTGGAGGCCGAACGCTTTGGCGAGAAGCGGGCGTCTGTATTACAACGCCTACATCAACGCTATAACGTATTACGTGTATCACGCGAACGTATTGAACTTTTAAAGGAAGCGAAGAACCCATGAGCGACCATGACGCTGTAAACCATCCAAAACACTATACAAGCCATCCAAGTGGGGTGGAATGTATCCAGATAACCGAACACATGAGCTTTTGCCTTGGCAACGCCGTTAAGTACATTTGGCGAGCAGACGAAAAGCATGACGCCATCGAAGATTTACGCAAAGCAAAGTGGTACATAGAGCGAGAGATCGCAAGGAGATTGAAATGAAAAAAGTGATAATGATGTTGTTGTTAATTAGCAACAGTGCTATTGCCCAAACAACATACCTATACGGCGCTCAAGGGCAAAGCCTAGGTACTGTCATGCAATCAGGCAATACGCAATACTTTTATGGCCCACAAGGTGAAAGCCGTGGCACCGCCATGCAGTCTGGCAATACAACGTATGTATACGGCGCACAAGGTCAAGCTGTAGGTACCGTAATGGCACCTGCGTATATACCAATGCCATATACCACGCCCCTCTATAATCCATCATCCATGACACCTATTTATGACTCGATATTTGGACGATGACCCTAAGAACCTGCAATAACTGCCAACAACGTAAAAATAATGCAACTGGCAGCGTAGTAAATAACCCAGGCGGTCTAACTTACAAATGGTTTTGCCAAGACTGCACCACGAAAAGGAATCAAAATGAACTCAATAAAAAGATTATGGTTAGTATTAGTCAACCCACCAGCAGCGATGGTTCTTGCTAAAAAAGAACTTGAGTCTGCCCGGCGCAGTTATTTAGAGAACAAGACCCATCAGGAGTATTACTCAAACCTATGTTCGTTTGATAGCCAACGGATTACACGTCTTGAGAAGTACATAGAGCCAAATGAGTAGTTGGCTAATTATTGTTACAGGAATAATTTATGCGTATATTGCCGTTGAGCAAGGATTCAAAGGTAACTTGCCTATGTGTATTTGTTACGCTTGCTATGCTGGCGCTAATGTGGGCCTGTATATGATGGCTACTAAATGAGCTTTACCATCTATACGCATGATGGCATGAAGGTTATTCAATGGTTCTTTAATATAGATGAACTTATTAAAGCAATGTTAAATAACCCCAAAGATAGTTATCACCGAAATTTCTAATGTCCTATTTTTGCATGACTTTTTATTAAAATTTCATGCAGTTACAAGCGTTTTCAAAATAGGTTAGAAATTTCCCGATAGGGAATAATTGCTTAAAAATGTAGCATATATTGTATAAATTTCCCGATAAGGAAACTTTACAATCAATGACCAATACCTTTACAATCCGTTGGCAAAACTTTACAAATACCGACAATATGTACATTTTTTGCTGATTTTTATACATATAGGTATCAATATGTATACGCAATCAATACTTATAGGTTACAAAGTTATACAAATGTATAACAAAATGTTTAACTAATTACACAATTACCGACAATTAGTAACATAAAGGTTACCTATAATTCTAGCGGATCAAGCCCTAATTCATCAGCCACCATTTTGCAGCGGTTTCTAAATGGTTTGCCATGCTGCGCCCATTTAGCTCCTTCTTGGCGATGAAAACTCATGTGGATCATTTCGTGAGCTAGTGTGGTGACAACGGTGTAATAATGCCCGCACCGTCCAGATGAAATGGTAATGGTATGCTCAAAGTCCTCGCCCGTATCGTATAGGTAGGTTCCCATTAGCTCCGGGTCAGATGTAACTACAAAATCAATTTCTTCAGGTAGTGGCATCTTCCACTTAGTAAATGGATAGCAGCAATACAGAGAAGCGTATAGGTTTTTGACAACCTCTGAGGTTAGCTTCATGTTTATACGTTGTTTATACAACCTCTAAACTCAAATTCACCATTTTGCTCGTCGCTGACCATAATCATCTCTGGCATTAACATCCTGCCCTGGTCAAACGAAAGCATTACAAACCCGCTACGCCAGTCTTTTGGGCCATCTTCGCAATACTCAAACGTAGGTGACATAGGATCAGCCAAACATCCGGTCTGAACCCCCCACCAGTGACCTTGATAATTTGAAATCGGTTGGCAAGCGAGAACGTGCGTATGACCTGTAATAATGTTGGTATTGCCTGCGGCTATCAAATTACTATACCCAGCAGAACGACCGCCTTTATGCCGATGCTTGATTACCGTATCTTCGCCAATCCAAAAACTCCAACAAGTTTCCCAATTAGGAAAATGGTATTTAAGGCTAAAACCATCTACGCCGCTGTACTCAGGCACTTTATTAACCAACCAAGCCTCGTAGCGCATATCGTGGTTACCTAGTGTCCATATTAATCGGCAACCAGCAGGTCTTACTTTTTCAATTTCATCTAAATGATAACGGCAGGCGTTAAGTTCGTCTAAGACACTAGGCTTCTGATCGTAGTTAATGCTTGGGAAACGGCTTAAAACCTGCCCATCGAAGGCGTCGCCGTTGCAGATGATCACCTGTGGCTTAAACTCTTTAATCATCACCAAGAGGGCTTTAAACGCCGTGGTGGTGGTATCAGTAAAATGGGCGTCTGAGAACACTATGACGCGTTTGACCTTATCAACATCAATACCCCTACGGACATTGTGCGCTGCTAAATCTATTTTCTTTTTTTCTTTTTTTGGATCACGCATAGAACTATGCGTATCTAAAGTTATCCCGTAGCGTATTTGTAGCGTAGCCCGTCTATTAAGAGCGCTTCTAGGGTTTATACCTAGCTCTTTAGCAACTAGCGTAGGAGAGCCTAATCGTTTCCAGCACTCTATAAACTTTTTATCTTCTTTTTTAGATATTTGCATATACGCCTAGTAGAATTTTGCCAATTAAATCAGGCAATTATGACAACTTAGTTACGCTACTGTACCACCCGCGTCTTTATAAGCTGTAATTAATTTATCTAGTTTGTTTTCATGCTGACCATAACCAGCGCCAGGCAATGAAGCCCAGATGTTTTTGACCTTATCAATTGCTACATTGATGTAGCCTTTTTCAATATATTCCAATGCACCGCGTTCTCTAATTTGCTGTATAGCAATTAAGTCTTGAGATAAAGGGCTAAAGTTAGGTAGGTTGAGTTGTTTCTTATAAGCGTCGTAATAACGGCTTAAGAGTTGGTATCTCCCCGCCGCCGTGGACGCAAGGCCGGGACGAAGCCATACCAATTTTCTAGGATGGTCGTCATAGCTTTCAAATAAAGCCCCACCCACAATGACATTATAACCATTGTCACCCTTTCCAGCAGTGCCTTCAGACACCGCAATCATATCGAGAAAAGCCTGTAAATTTGGACTCATTTGACTTCAAGTTGCTGTCGTAACCAATCTTGCAACGATACTAATTGCTGCGTTGTATAGGCGCAAGCAAGTTCAAGGTTGGTGGCTTTTCCATCAATACCGATGGTGGATTTGGTAACGGCGGACATTGAACCGCTACTGGGTTGGCGCAACCCACCATAAACAGACTTAAGAGCAGACAACTTAGCTTGGTACTCATTTTCAATTCCTTTATTGACTAGCGTTTGTTGCTTGGCAATGGATTCGTTTTTGGCTTGTTGAACTTTAGCCACCGCTTCAACTTCTGCTTTGAAGGCCACCAAATTCCGATGCTCATAACCCCAGCCCAAAAGCAAACCAGCCATAAAAATACCTGCCAGAATTGCGATTCGTACATACGAAATCATTTTGCGGCGAGAGGCTGCGTAGTGACCATTCTTAGCGTTGCTACGATAACGCCGATAATAATCATAATTAAGCTGAAGTATTGCGCTGGGATTAGGTCTTTAAGATAAATAGAGTTATCCATCAAAGCCCCAAAAAGCACCAATAAAACAGAAAACCACATCGTTTTGGACTTTAACGCGCCCATTATGTTAGCCATCATTTATCAGCCTTTTGGTCTAATTTGTCCAAAATACGTTGCAAAGTAGCCTCTAACTTATCAAACTTAACGTCTAAATCTACTTTGCGAACATAATTTGTTGGTAACGAAATTTCAATATCTTGAACATCTTGCTTTAATTGCTGAACCGAGTCCCATATCTGGCGACACCACCAACCAACGCCGAGAGCTGCGCCAGCACCAAGTAAGTTAAATAAATATTGCCAATCCATGATTTACCTCGCAAGTGCATTTACGTTTTGTGATTGCTGGGGTGCTAAAGCATTTGCAGGCATTTCAGGTACTTCTGCTGAAACACCCATAAGGGCTTTTCCAACCGCAGGGTTCTTAGCTACGGTGTTGATTTTAGCCCAAGTATCAGGATCGCTTATAGCTTTTAGAACTTTAACGCGGTCTTGTCCAGGTAACAATGCAAGCAATTCGTCAAAAGATTTAGCGCTTTCGCCAGCTTTGGCAATTTCTTTGATAGTTTTTTCACCAACTTTAAGACCTAATACGTCAAGCATCTTATTGGCTGTAGTAGCAATGACGTTAAAAATGTTAGGCAAACGATAGTTTGGCAATTCGTCTTTAAGCAATTTAGTTGCTAATTGTTGACCAGCAGAAATTTGTTTACCAACAGACGCATCCGTAGCCAATTGATCTGCTACACCGCGAACTGTTTGCAACTGCTCAGGCGTCAATACTTCAGCCAAAGATTCATAGCGAGGCGCACCTTTACCGCCAGCACGTTTAAGCATAGCAGTTTCGCCGCGGCCTAATACATTAAGGAATGGGCCAATACGCTCACCGCCGCCTGGCTTCTCCAACACAGACGCCATTTCTTTAAGCACTTGCGCTTGGTTAACTGGCGCAGATAAATCAGAGAATATAGTTCTAGCTTCTTTATATTCAGGTACTTTAGTTTCAAATACCTTGATGTAGTCGTCTAATAACGTACGCGCAGCCATTTGTGTATCACGACCTGCGCCTGTAGATGCAGTAGGGCCATAAGCAACGTCAGATAAAGCACGTCTAATGTAGTGCATAGACTCACCAGTTAATTGTGGTAGTTTGCTTTCTACAGGAACCATGATTGGTTTGCCAAATTGGTCGAATTGACCTGGCATTTCCATCATTTGCCCAGCCGTTTTTTGACCCATGACAAAAGGACGGCCTTCCATCTTAGCAATATTAGCCGCCGCAGCCAAAGTGCCTTCTGGCATACGAGCTAATACAGCAGATACGTCTTTATCTAGCGGCACAATTGCTTTATCCGCCGCTTCGTAGAATGGCTTAGACGCATCTCTACGCGCAACAACAGCCGCGTTAAGATCCGGTGTTATTTCTTTGATAGTAGACATACGCGCAGCTTCATCAGCCAAAGCTTTAGATTCTTGTACGGCAGGCGATGTTCTAGAAATAGTTTTTTGAAGCACTGCTTGAGCGCCTGGGGCTACAACTTTACCTTGTGCAAGGGCTTGTTGAGCAGTTACGTTATCACCAGCTTTAATAGCTTCTTGTAGCGCATTACGCCCAGCAGCGACGTTTTCGGGTGTTTCAAATGATTTACGAGCAATCTTAGCTGCCAATTGCTTAGGTAACTGGTTAATGTCAGCAACTTTACCCATGACGGCTGTGCCAGCGTCTACTAACTTATTAATAGCTTTGCCAGCTACTTGACCGCCAACTTCAAAAGCAGCGCCTTCAGCTACGTTGCCTACCGCACGGTTCATAGCTTGACCACCTGTTTCAGGTTTAGCCAATCCAAGAGCTACGTCAGCTTTGTTAAGCAATTCTTTAGCAGTAGCATATCCAAGGGCTGAACCAGCCACACCGCCTGTTACAGGGTTAATAACTACAGTTGGTGAAGCAATAGCACCAGCACCAGCGCCAAGCACACCACCAGCAACACCACCAAGCATTTCGGCAGTTGGGCCAAGCATTTGACGGGTTTTTACTAAACCAGCGTACAAGTTAGGACTAGTTTTAGCAAACGCTGGTAATTCAGCACCAACATTAGCGCGGGTTTCAGGTTCAGCAGCTACGGGCGCTGATAGACCAAATTTAGCGCGGATAGCACTTTGCGTTTCAAGGTTAGCGTTAGCAAAATTAGGATCTAAAGGCGCAAATTTGTCAAAAATAGCTGCTTTTGTAGCAGGATTAGCATTAACGTAATTTGGATCCGAAAGGATGTCTTGTAAGCCTGCCATATTAGGTTCCTAATTACTTAAGTAAAGGATTGCTTGTATCTACACCACCAGCGCTCATTCCTTCGTTTGCCATTACTTCATTAACAAACTGACCTTTACGAGCCTTCATTAAACGCAATACTTCTTTACCAGCTTCTTTACGAATTTCGTTTGGTAAGGATGCGTCTGCCAATTGACCTGCCGCTTCTTTGTAAGACGCAGTATCTTTATCAGACTGTGGGCCTTCAAAGCGCGGTACCATCTTAAGCGCCATATCAGCAATCGGTTTCAATTTAGCAATAGCAATTGCGCCTGGTGTGGCTTTACCAATAATTCCAACGCCAATATCAATTGCACGACCAGCGCCGCTACCAGTAGATTGGTCAATCAAACCGCCATCTTTAGTGACGCGTTCAAGTTCAGTAATAGCCAAACCAAGGTCTTTACTTTGTTGTTTTTGCAACGCAGCAGTCTTTTCAAATGTAGCGCTTGGTTTACCAACTTGACCTGGTTTGCCAATAACTTCACCAAAGCGATTAAATTGGGTCACGTTACCTGCCGCGTCAGTAAGAGTATTGGCTACAACGTCCGGGGCGTATTGCATATCTTGACCACGGCGTGTGGTGGACGCAGAAATATCTTGACCACGCATAGTTGTAGTTGCAGAAATGTCTTGACCACGGCGTGTAGTTTCTAGTTGAGCGCGTTCTTGGACTTTCATACCCATATCGGTAAAGAATTGCTTACGTTGCGCCGCGTTCATTGGCATTACTTGTTGAAGTAATGCTTGCGCTTGTGCTTGTGGAAGCTCGCCTTTTAATACGCTATCTTGCAAATGAGCAGTTACGTTCTCATTAGATGGGTTAAATACTAGATTACCAAACTGTTCACGTTGAATATCTAATTGTTTAGCTTTAGCGTCTAAACCAAGCTTTTTAGCTTCTAGGCCAAGCTTTTCTTGTTCACCAAGCGCTTTACCATACGCCAAACCTGTTTTACCGTATTTAATTAATTCAGAACGTGCTTCAGGTTTAGTTAGGTCAGCACTTCTAAGGTATTCATTTAAACGATTTTGTTCTTCAATACCGCGGTTCATCTCGCCAATTTTCATGGCTTCACCAACCGCAGCTAACTGATTAACAGGTAAATCAATGTTAAAAGGTTTAACTTGAAGGGGGATATTTGGATCAATTGGCATATTTATTCCTTAACTTTGAACTGGGCCAATAAAGTTACTAGAGCCTTCTGTACCAGAGCCATATCCACCATAGTAGCTAGTTGGTTGATTATACGCAGAACGGTTGATCAATTGATTCATTTGATACCCGCCAATACCTTGACCAATAGCGTTGGTATAGGCATTAGCCGCGCCAACTTGACCTGCGGCAGTAGCATTACCTGCACCAGTAATGTTAGCAGCTTGTGAACTACCAAAAGAGCCTACATTGGCTGCTTGATTACTTGCGCCTGCTTGACCGATGTTAGTTAAAAATTTCAATGGGTCTAACAAGTTATTACGATTCATTTGAAACATATTTTGTGCGCGGTTAAATGCGTTGCTATATTCTTGCGAACCTAATTCTTGTCCAAATGCTTGACCTGCTCTAAGAGCGTTACCAGAGATCAAACCACCACGGGCAGCCGCAGTAGCGTTCATGGCGTTCATGCCTTCTTTAAGTCTAAAAGCATAGCCAGGGTCAGCTTGATACGCGCCGGGGCCAAAAGTAAAGTCTTGTGTGGCTACGCCACCAGGTTGAGTCATAGCAGACAATTGATTTACGGCGGTTGTACCCGCAGTTGTAAACGGTTGTTGTAAAGCTAATTGTCGATCTAGCGCTTGTTGTTGCGCTGCGGTAGCTTGATTGGCTGCATCGGCTTGTGTTTGTGCAGCGCTTTTAGAAGCTTGGGACGATAAAACGCCGCCAATTACGGCGCCTCCTACGATGGCTGTTGCGACTCCAGACATATTAATTTCTCCTTATTGCTAGGCTCAACGCCTGACGGTAATCAATTGTGATTTCTTCACCCAAATTACCGCCTTTACAACCGACGATAGGCACAACTGCTACCAAGTTTACATCACCATTATCTAACAAAATCATCTTGGCGTTGGGATTTTTTGCATGATTTGTAAATCTTCCTGCTGGCGTACGTTTACCAGCAATTCTAGCAGGCGCAATCACTTCGCCTGCTTCAATGTTTCCTGTGGCAAAAACGCCTTTGCCTTCAATATTTGAAGGAGATACCATCATCTTGTAGTTACCATACGGCATATCAATTTGGTCATCTAAATTCTGTACTTGCGCTTGTACTGTTTCTTGGTCAAAGCCGTATTCAGCAATTGCCGCGTAATAATCTGCAATATCTTTAGAATGATCAAAAGACAGCAATAACTGTTGATTTTTTTGATTCTCTTGCCAAGTAGCGCTTTTATCTAAAAACATCGTTTCTAGCTTTTCTATGTCGGTTTCGTCTGTTGCGTAGACGTTTTGCCAAATCATCGTTTCATGGATATAACCAATCTTACGCCCTGGGCCTGCCACAAACGTCTGAGGCGCTACTAGCTCAGTATGTGAGCCATCCTCGTTAACCATTGTTACGCGCCCAGCAAGCATGATATTTAGGTGCGTTGTAGTTTGACGATGACCAATTGAGAATGTATCAGCGGGGATTGTTACTTCACGGATATAAATGCTTGGGCCAAACCGATGCACCACGGGGCAGTCTGCCTGTGGTTGTTTTAAAAATTCAGCTTCTAAAACCTGAATCTTTTGTTCGGTGATAGCGGTTAATTGGGTCATTACGTAGCTTGCGTTTGTGCAGTTAAGATGCCATTAACAAAAGTCATACTGCCATTAGCGCCTAAAGCGGTTAATTTAGCAGTTGTAATCGTAGCAGTAATACCTACGTTTTGCGTAGCCATCGTACCTAAACCTAGATTAGTTCTAGCTCCTGCGGCAGTAGTTGCGCCTGTGCCACCATTAGCTAAAGCTAAAGTACCTGAAAGCACTACAGCCCCAGTTGTTGCGCTAGATGGAGCTAATCCTGTAGTCCCACCACTAAAAGAAGTAACGCCTGTATTGGCTATGGTTACTGCGCCTGTAGCCGCGCTGACTGATACACCCGCGCCCGCAGTTACCGAAGTAACGCCTGTGTTAGCAATAGCAATTGTGCCATTACCATTGGTAACGCCAATACCAGTACCTGGTGTTAATGTATTTTTGCTAAGGGTATTCCCTAAGCTGTTACCAATCAGCAATTGCCCATTGGTATAGCTTGTTTGACCTGTACCACCACGGTTAACAGCAAGACCGCCGTCCCCACCGCTGCCGGTAAAAATAAATAGGTTGTATAGGAAACGATACCAAGCAGGCGTAATATCGTTTGTTTCTGGGTCTAGAAACGGTGTCCTAGGCGCAGGGATTTTAGTAATATCTGGATTTGCCATTATCTGCTAGTCGGCGTTACTATTAAATTAGCGCCTGTAATAACGATTTTTACAGGGTCAGTACCAGACACTTCATAGACACGATCACGCAACTTAAGCGTCATGCCAAGACGACGCCAAAAGGCACGGAAACCATATTGACCAATCTTACCCATTTTTGTCCAATGTTCGTTAGACCACGTATGGCCGCCATCATCAGACCAACGAAGCATTGCTTCAGGGTCGCTACCTTGACCTAAATTAAGTCCTGGGCCTGACTCGCAAAGCAATTGCAAGCCATGTTGAGCCGTACGCATAGTAGTGTTTTGATTTTCAGGAATAGGACGCCATGAACGTAACCACTTCTGAATAACGCCATTATCTTCGTATAGTTCTAAGTCAAATGCGTATAAGTTGCCATTCTCATAGTCACCAACAATAGTTTCGCTATCAAAACTCATTTGGCATTGGGCGCGATGGCGGGTAAATGCACCGTTGTCCCAACCTGCACGTTCATGCCAAGCACCTGTAGATACGTCATACGCCCAAGTCTTGCCAGCAGTCGGAAACGCTAACACATAGAACGCATGACCTTCTTGCTGATAAGTGTAAGCAACAGCGTCAGAAACATCGCCATAGCTTTGAATAGCGAACTCAATGGCATGGGTAGAAATGCGTTTGCCTGTGTAACCTTGGTTGCGATAAACGATGCCATAGCCCCGTGGATCAGCGCCAAGCCAAAACAAGCTGTTATCTAATTTCGCAATAGACGATTTGGCAATACAACCGATCTCGTTATACGCGCCTTGAATTGGCGCTAATGGAAACGGTGTTGTGGCTGCGTCATACCAAACTTCAGTTGTGCCTGTACCAAATACCCATACTTCACGATTGTTTGATACTACGGCTACCACATTATCCGGTGTACTTTCAGCAGCCGCAAACGCTAATGGGTCAATTGATGTGCCATCAAAAATGCCTGTAACCCAAAGAATTTGTGTGCCTGGTTGGTTAAAGCAAAAGTAACCATCAATGTAACAGACTGTTTCCGCCCCATAAAAGTCAGGATCAGTAATTTGAACAAAAGTATTAGTTGTTTCGGTGTAAACGTACGCATCGGCGCCGCAAGCAATGAATAGTTGCGTACCATTGTCAGCAATAGATACTGGGCCTGTACCGCTAATATTACCTAATTTAGTAGCAGTAAAGTCAGGCAAAATCTTATAAAACTCATTGCCAGACGCTACATAAGCATCTTCACCATTAGTTAAATGCGTCCAAAGCCCACGAATAGGGCCAGTACCAACCGTAGTAAGTAATCGCAAGCCGGGCGTACGATTAAGAAAACCCCCTGTGTAGCCACCTTCAGGCGTGGCTTCTGGAAATAGGTTAATCATACGGTTATCCGCAGCGTTAACGCTACGAGCAACGTACGCTTGCCCTAAAATCGGCGTTAGCATTAATAATTACCAGCAAAAATGTTAAAGCGCTGACGAGTGCCAACAATGCTGTAAGGCAAAGACATAATGTCGTCAGGGTTATTAATACGCTTAAGATTGCGCTTAGAAGTCATCGCAATACGGGCTACATTAGGTGGTGGCTCAATACCGAATTCATTGGCAATTTCACACGCCAAGTTGTACTTGAAAGCACGTAAATAGCCAGGAGGCATCAAAATATTGGTAGATAAACTAGGAACACTCATTAGCTCGTCTACAGAAATAAAATGCCATTCCAATACCTTAGTAGGTACAGGATAGATGGTCATAGTGATATTTGGGTATTCCATGTTAATCCACATAACCTGTGGATAAGTGGAGGTCACTGTTTTAACCGCAATACCATCATATTGCTGTTGATTAATTAGTTTGATACCAAATGAAATACCATTAGCAGGGTCACGGAAATAAGTAGAGTCGTCAATCATAATTGGACGATTACCTACAAAGTCACCGCTAGGCCCAAGCGTTTGGGTCTTTAAACCGGGTGTCCATAGATAAGTCTGATCTTGCGTATTAAATACAGATAGACGCTCGGTATTCCACGAATCAATCATTTGATTGAGCGCAGTCAAAGCGTCTTGAGAAGTAGCAGCGGAAGGCGTTTCACCTTCAGCCAAAATACCTAATACGCGTAATGCGCCGTTAATTTGATCGTTGGCTGTATAAATCGCCATAGCTTATCCCTTACTCTGTAGTTTTACGACGTGTTCTTTTTTCCAGTGTATTAACAGGAGCCGCAATCACTTCTTCTATTGCTTTAATTTCTTCAACTACGGGCGCTGGTTGCGTATCCAGTTCGTAGCGTTTCCAGCCGTTTGACTCATCATACTCCGCTTCGGCTTCCATTGTAGCGACTTTAGTCCCATGAATGGGGTGTTTCATGTAAATTATTGGCATGATTTTTTCAGTTAGATAGGGAGCCTAAGCCCCCTATTTTTATGCAGCAGCAATAATTACCCAGTTTGTACCATCTTCGCAAACCAAAGTAGCCCATTTACCAGCAGTAGCAGCCAAAATAGCTGTTCCAGCGGTAGCTGAAGTCAAAGGTTTTACGTTAGATGAAGCTGAGATAACTGTATATGTACCTGATAAGTTTTTAATAGTAATCGTACGGCCGATATAGCTTGAACCGCTAGGTAGCGTTACTGTTACGTTAGCTGCCGAACCGTTAGCTACAACATAGTTCTCTGAATCGCCGAGTGTAAAACTTGCAGTTTTAGTTACAGGCGCGTTCAAATAAAATGCTGTAAGGGCTGGGTCAGAATACGCAACACCAACGGGTTGATTATTTGCCATGATTTTTCCTTAAAAAACCCGCCCCGAAGGGCGGGATATTACATTAAGCTAAACGGTAAAGAGTCCAAGTACCATCGCCTGTTTTACGAGCGCGGAAAGCTTGTGCTGTACCAGCAGTAGCAACAACAGTCATCAGACCAACCAAAGTCCAACCAGTGTTTGTTGTCAAAGTAATAACGCCAGATGTATTACCATCT